CAGGAACACGACATCTATCCGGCTGGGTGGGTCCGTTGCTCCATGCTGGCCAGCCGACTTCTCACCAACGGCCTGCCTAATACGAAGCACGGTCTCGACAGTGTTGTAAAACGTTACCTCAAAAAAGAGCTGTCCAAAGAACAGCAGCGATCTGACTGGGGCGGCGACCTCAGCGAAGAGCAACTGGAGTATGCGGCTAACGACGTTGCAGCTCTGATGGAGCTTGACCCAATTTTGGAGCACCGCATTAGCCGCGACAGGCTCGGACCAGCTTTCAAGCTTGAGTGCCGCGCTTTGCCTGCGATGGCGCAGATGTGGCGCACTGGTTTGCCCTGGAACGCAGAGAACTTGCAACAGCGCAAGGTCGATTATGAGCACGACATCAAGGGCTTGGCCAAAGACTTCGTGTTGCAGCTGGATGCTGCGATGCCGGAAGAGCACAAGCTGCCGCGTGATGACGATGGCAGCTTCAACTTGCGGGCCAAGGATGAAGGCAAAGTGCGGGACGGCACGAAGAAGTACGCAGGCTTCAACATCAACAGCCCTAAGCAGCTTGTGGAAAAACTCACTGTTTTGCTGGGCGGTGAACCCCCTAGAGACGCCAACGGCAAGCCCAGTGCATCCAGGCAGGCACTGCGTTCTTACGCTGCTGATCACGAAGTCATCCAGATTTACCTGGAGTGGAAAAGGTGTGAAAAACGCCGTCAGATGATTGAGTCGATCCAGGAAAAGATGGACGCCTCTGGCTTCGTGCGTGCCAGCTATATGCAGTTGGGCGCGGAGTCAGGCCGTATGAGCTGCATCAAGCCCAACAATCAGCAGATTCCGCGTGACACGCAGTTCCGCAGTTGCGTTGAAGCGCCTGAAGGCTGGCTGCTGGTTGACGCCGACTTCGGCCAAATGGAGCTGCGTCTTGCCGCAGCAGTGGCAAATGACGAGCGCATGACCGTTGCGTTCCAGGCTGGAGAAGATCCGCACACCGTTACTGCGGAAGCCATCGGCTGTGATCGCCAGACAGCTAAGTCAGCCAACTTTGGTCTGCTGTATGGCTCTGGCCCCGCAGGTCTGCGTAACTATGCAGGCGGCATGGGCATCACCATGACGCAAGAACGCGCGGCGGAAATTAGAGATGAATGGCTCGGTGCGTTCCAGGGAGTGGCGGAGTGGCAGCAGAACAATGCGGCAGAGGCGGATCGCACGAAATACGACAAGTGGGCGGAAACCAGGATTCCGCTTTCAGGGATGCGGCGTTACCTGCAGGGCGACATGAATCGGCTGACTGTCAGGTGCAACACGCCGATCCAAGGGGCGGGTGCTGCCATCCTTAAGTGCGCTTTAGGCAACCTCTGGCCGAAGGTCAAAGCAGCTGGTGAGGACACCGTTCGTATTGCTGCTGCGGTACATGACGAAATTCTGTTGCTTGTTAGGGAATCTGCGGCTGAGGAGTGGGCAGCGACCCTAAAACAGGTGATGGAAGAGGCTGAGGCCAAGTGGCTTGGAGAGATTCCTGCGCTGGCTGAGGTGTCTGTCGGTAAAACCTGGAGCGAGGTTCACTGATGGTCAACGTCTATTGCACGGACGAGGGGTGGTTCTGTTCTTGCGCGGGGCGGGTAACGTACCACCAGAATCTGCGTGAGGCGATGGATGCCGCGTACAGGCAGGCAACTCGTGATGGAGCGGCTAAACAAAGCCATCCGAACGGCGACGACGGGTGACTTGCAGCGAGCTGCAATGTTCTTAGAGGGAGCACACGAAGTACGGGCGGGCTGTACGAACCAGCGCGCCCAAGCTCGTCGCGCTCAAGCAAATGCGTGGAAAAAGAAGGTCGATTCTTCTATCACATGGTAATGTGTGTGTAGCACATTAAACGTTATGGCGATTCGGCACGGCAATAAGCAGTATTTTCAGATCCTGCTTGACCCCAATCGAGCAGAGTTAGTGCAGCAAGAGGCTGCCAAGAACAAGCAGCGTGCAACAGCTTGGATAAGAGAAGCTGTGTATTCGGAGTTGAAGCGCATCAGTTCGCCTACCGTTTACAGCGAGGCCGAAGCTCAAGACCTTGCTCGGTGGCGGCAGTCCGTCCGTAAGCAGGTTGAGGGCCGGACCAAACAAAACAACGATTAGATCGTTCCATGCGTTTTGCTCTCAAGGCGGCTCAGGCAGAGTCGCTGTTCGTTTCTGCGCTCTATATGGGCTCCGGCGACATTTACTGGACTGAGAGAGCAGACGACGCCTGTAGTTACAGCAGCCTGGAACGCGCCAGGGATGCAGCAAGTCTGTCGGGCAAGCAGGTGGAGATTATCCCCGTGCCGTATTGATCGCATCTAGCTCACCAATGTGACCTACTGCTTGCTTGAGCAGTTTGGATTGATGCCAGTTAGTGCGGACCAGTGATATGCACAACGCTCTTAGTGCGTTTTCGTCGGTGCAGCCCTGCACGTCTCGAACATTACGTTCCAGCTCCAGCTCCTCCTCAAGGCTCTGGTTGACGACCATCCAGTCTGCCCATCCCATTTGTTACAGAGTGTACTTTTTGGAATAGTAAGCAGCGTTTTTGTGTATGTCGATCACTCGTTGACAAGAATCACCCAGCCCGTTCCAGGGCCTTCAGATTGCCAACGCTGGTAAAACGCAGCCTGTCTGACGCGAACATTACGCCCCAGATGTGGATTGCTGTGGCCACCCTTCTCCATCTCTGGATAGCCACGAGGGTCTTGCATGATCCACTCTGGATCGTTGCTTCTTTTGCCCGCGTAACCGCTGATCACGCTCCAATGACCACAACCCATGCCGTCGCACATTGGTGGTTCGCCACGAAGCATGTTTCCGGCGTGTAACCAGCCAACTAACACTGGTCTGCCAGCTTCAATCTCAAGCTCCACCATGTCAGCATCGCCGTCCTTACGAAACTCAGCTTCCAGTCCCAAGCTTCGCAACGCTGCTAGCTGAGCCTCTACTGACGTGGTGTCTCCGTATTTGGCGCGGATCTCGTTGTACTCATCATCTGTACGCACCTTCTTGTAAAACGCTGCCACCATCGCAGCTGCTGAGCTGAAACACTCGCGGTATCCCGTTCCAGTCTTGTTGTCGAGCTGCTTGAAGTAAGGCATGAAGATCTGCTGGTCATATCCACTCTCCTTCCACGCCTGAAACCAATCAGCTTCGTGCTCCTCCAGTAGTTCCGGCGGCATTGACTCCTCAAGTTGTTTAATTGCAGCCAGCTGATGGGGCGTGCCACGAAAAAACTGGAAAAACGGCAGTAGGGCAAGACCCATAGCCATCAGCAGCAAGGTCAACTGGATGATGCCGGACGACACCTACTTTTCAACTCTTGTGTCAGGAAGCAGCATTTCACGGACGTGCTTCACTGCCAAGTCGTCCAAATCGTTGTCGGTCCTTGCAACGATTTTCTCCAGCATCGCCACGATCAATTCCTTAAACGCTCTTGATTTCCACGCGGTCATCAAGATCGGCTTGAGAATCAAAAGCATGGGACTGCCTTGAATAACACTATTACGTTAGTGCCTATCGCTATGTCCTTCCAGTCGCGCCACTGAACGCTCCAGTTCGTTCAATCTGGCGAAGACTTCCATATCCTTCGTCTTGATGTCGTTGTGCAAAATATCCAAACGGCCAGAGAGGTTATCAACAGCAGCCGTCAACCTGATTAACGAGTCTTGGCCGTTTCGGTTTTGGCGGCTAATCCCTGAAGCGCCCAAACCAGCCACTGTGATTGACGCGCCAGCAACGGCGGCCCAGACTTCAACCATGATCCGCCGCTAGCACTGGCTTCATCATGGCAGAACCCACGGACAACGATCAGAAAGAAGGCATCTCAATGGCAGATATCGTCAAGGCTCTGGTCTTGGCTTGGAGCGCTGCACTGCTTACCGCCTCTTATCTCGGGATCTTCCCCCAGATGAAGATGGACAATACGTTCGTGGCGTCACTCTTAACTGGTGCGATGGCGTCATTTGGCATTGAACGCAAGAACAATGGAAGTGCAAATAAGAAACCGACTATCGTCGATAACAAAGACACCAAAGCCGGCATCAAATGAACCGCTCACTTTTGGTATTGGGCATCACCTTGGCAGCTGCTTTGCCTGCTAAAGCTGATTTAACCCACAAAATCCAAAGCTCAGTACAACTGGAGGTTGGTGGTGCTTCTACTCGCGCTATCCGGGTCGGCAATAGCTACAGCATTAGCGGTTCAGGAGTCAGCACCACTGATGGCACTACTGCTGGTGTTGTTGGCGGTTTGGGTGCTCACACTAATGGCGTTAGTGCGCTGACCACCGTTACGCCGTCCCAAGTCACAAGCGGCAACTCTTTCAGCTTTGCCAACAGCTACACCATTGGTGACACGATCCCAACCTCCGCTCCAACAGTCGGTGACGTTCCTGCCTTTGGTGATGTCACCTC